TGCGTCTGCTGCGTCTGCTGCGTCTGCTGCGTCTGCTGCGTCTGCTGCGTCTGCTGCGTCTGCTGCGTCTGCTGCGTCTGCTGCGTCTGCTGCGTCTGCTGCGTCTGCTGCGTCTGCTGCGTCTGCGTGGCAGGCGCGACTACTTCGTCCTGCGCCCACGCAGGCTGATTCGCCTGTTGTGGCGAAGCTGCCGGCGCCTGCGACACGACTTGATCGTCCTGCCAGTCCACGCTACTTCTTCCGCCTCACGGAGCCGTCAGGGGCTACGTATTGCGCGCCAGAAGGCAAGGCTGCGTATTCGGCGTCGGATTTAACTTGAACCGGCGCTGCTTGAGGCGCAGCTGGTGCAGCTGGCGCAGTCGCTGCACCAGCGCCATTCGGGTCGTACACGCCCTTGATGGCTGAGACTTCCTGAGCGCGGGCCGCAGCCTTCTGTTCCTTCGCTCCGTCTCCATCGCCGGGCTGCGGGAAGAACTGTTTCCAGGTAGAGCGGATTTCATCCGGAGTCGCGGTCGCACCAGACTTCAGGTACAGCAGGTTCGCCGCCCATCGAAGGCCAGCAGACTCGTACTTCCTGTAGTCATCGCTCTGCAGCGGAGCCGTGATCGCGTTGCTTCCGAGCATGCGCTGAGCAATCGATCCGGTATCAACATCTTTCATCTTGCTGATGTCGGCTTCTGCGTTCTCCATGCTTGCGAGCAGCACGCGAGCCTTCTTGTCGGTCTCGGTTTGCTTCGGAGCCTCGGCCGGCTTCTCAGGCGGCTTTATGCCGGTCGGACGAACTTGTCCCGTGCGAGAGTTGAGAACGCCAATACCGTCAGCCGTCTGGACTGGCGAATACGATGGCGGCGGAGCTGTCGGCGCTTCGATAAACGGGGTCTTGCCCCGCACGTCCTCAGCGCCACCGTAAACAGGCTGTTTGGTCACAGGGTCGATGTATTTGTACATCGCGCCAGACACGCCTGGAGGCGTGGCAGGGCCAACGCCTAACTGCGAGCCGAACTGCGCCTGGAAGCCGAGCAATTGGCTCCTGACATCATCGTCGGTAGCGGTGGCCCAGCCCGGGCCATACTTCTCGACGAGCTGCGGGAAGTTCTGCTGAACGAACGCTTTCGGGGTTGGAGACTTGGCCGCGTACTGCGCCGCTGCCAGCATCTGCTGCGCAAACTCTTTCACCTGCGCAGCCTTCTGCGCGTCCATCTCCTGTTGCTGAGATAGCGCGTTGCTAGCTAGCGATTGCTGCGCTGCCTGCTGACGCAGGTTGTTCAGGTTGTACGCCTGGCCGTCTTCGCGCCCCTTCTGAGCTGCGTCGTAGAAGCTGCGATTGATGATGCCAGCCATCAGCCGCCCCTCGTGCGTCGGTTGTTGTACCAAGAGAGGAAGTCGCCCACACCGCCCGTGAGCGCGTTCGTCTGGCCTTCGATGCCTGAGGCGCGAGCGTTCGCCTGCTGGCCTAACAGGTTCGAGACGTTGTTGGCGTTGTTCTGTCCGAGCGCGCCAAGCGACTGCGCGGAGGTCTGGCCAAGGCCTGCAAGGTTCGACTGCTGGTTAAACCAGTTGTTGTATTCCTGGCTCGCCAAACCCTGGTTGTACTGCGTGAGTGCCCGCAAGGCGTTACCAGACTGCGCGCCGCCTCGAGCAGAGAAACTGTTCTCAAGTCCTCGCGTGCCTTCGCCGCGCACGAACTCATAGCCCGGCGACTGAGTGAATGCGTTCGGGTCGTTCAGCCTCCCGAGGGCGCTTACGCCAGAGGCAAGCCACGGCATCTGATCGGCGCGCGACAGGTCGAACTGCCTGCGCTGCTCTGCGATGCCAGCTGCGGAGCCTGCTGCTGATGCGTCAGCGGCATCTTTGGCGCCTTCGTACTGTGCGTATGCTCCGTACGCCTGCCCGGCAAGATTTACCCAATCCTGCCAACCCATGCTGCTTGAACTACCCATATTGCCACCGCCGAAAATGTTTCCAAATCCGCCAGCGCCGCTTTGAGCGCCAGCGCCAGCCTCATCAATGCCGCCCCATCCTGAGTTGTTAGGCGAGGGGTTATTCGCGGCGTAGCTACCAGGGCCGCCCATGGAGCCTGCGATAGAGCCCACGGCTGCGCCGATGCGGTCGCCGCTGCTGCGCCGGCCATCCGTGTAGCTAGTGCCGTCGTTGTTCCCCAGCGCGTTGTTCGCTGCGTCCGCTACGCCCGTGAACGCTTGCCACACGGGGCCACCGACGTAGGAGCCAACGGTGTTGAGCACGGTGCCGGCTAAGTTGCTGATGCCAGAGCGAACGCGGTATGGGTCAGACGCTTCCTGCGTCACTTGAGACAGGAACGGGATAGCCGCCGACGACAAGGAAGAGTTGTTGATCAGCTTTCCGCCAGGATCGACCAGCGCACCGGATCGACCGCGAAACGCGGCGACGCCTTGCAGCTCCTTGGGTACCGTAGGCGGGTTGGCTAAGCCGCGAAGCGCGTAAACCGCGTTCACGCCTTCTTGCGTCCAGCCACCAGAGCGCATGATGTTCAGGATCTGATCGGCGGTCTTGCCGGCGTACGTTCCAGAGGGTGCGGTAGTTGCTGGCATTACTTCGCCACCCACCCGTTCGCAGTGCCATTGCCGCTTTCTTTAACGTACAGCGTCGTGTTCGCGCCGCCATCGCGACGGCGATACAGCGTGCCGATCTCGGCCTTAACGTTGCCCTCAGGCGTGCCATTGCCTGACAGCACGCCCATGTCATAGGTCTCACGCATCCAGCGGAACCAGTCGCGGGCGTTCTCAGGGATGGCTACGGGCGGACGCAGGCTCACCAGCGCGCCCCCCTAACGCGAACGGTCGTATCCGTAATCGCCACCTTCACGGGATCAGAGATCGCGCCACGATAGGTGCGCTGCTTCGCAGACCCAGTACGCTCCCAATCGACCGTATACTGGTAGTTTCCTAGCGGCCCAATCTTCTTGTTAGGCAGCGCATCCCACGTAATGCCGCCGTCATCTGAATAGTCGAGCATCAGCTCAGGATCGCTGCCCTGCCCGCTCGCGATGCCAACGCCGTACTCCATGATGATCGAGATTGCGTCGTGGATCGCGCGCCGGTCTTCGGCGTAGATCGTCTGATACTGCCAAGCGGCGCGCTGCGTACCACCCCATTCCGTGTATACGTCAGGGTCTAACTTTCCAATGCTGGCGGAGTCCGTGTGGCCGACCACCTCAAGTCCGAACGCCTGCGCATGGCAGCCTGCTGTCCAGTAGTCGTAGCCGTAGGTGCTGCGGTTGTGCCACTTACCCGTCGTGCAGTCGTAGACCCACGTGACTTCCGGGAACGTGATCACATAGAAGAGGTGTCCACCCTGCGAATAGCTGAAAGCGCGACAGGCACTGATTGTTGAGCGAACGATGCTTTGCTCTACGGCATGGGTGGACACCCGGACCGGCGTGGCGCCGTTCAAGCGCCGAATGGTGTAGTCATCTGCGAGCCAGAAAACCGAATTGTCTTGCTTGGCGATCGAGCGCCCTGACAAGCATCCGATTTCAACGAAGCCATTGCTGGCGCGCTCAAATGGGAAGCCTGAAACACCCGTGTTGTCCCAGATCTCGATCGTCTTCGTGCCGAACAGCAGCACCTGTCGGTGATCGACCTTCATCCCAACCAGGTTGTCGGGCGATGCTTCGGCCGTCGCGAAGTTCAGTCCGTCGAAGGAAGTCGCCGACCCAAGGTCGGCTCCGAAAAATACGCCGCTATCCGGCTGCAGAAAGAGCAGCCAGTTGTCCAAGAACTCAACATCGCTGGCGCCTCGCGAGGTGAACTCAGGGTCAGTGATCTGCGTGAGCGTCTTCGCGCTGTTGTCAAAGGCGTACGCGTTCGGCTGGTTGACGACGACCGTGTAGCGGTCGTTGCTCTCCATGTCGATGCCGGTCGAAGCGATCGTGCCAACGCTGCCGTAATCCACGGCGCCGCCCAGCGCAGAGCCGATCTGAAAGAAGTTAGTGCCGCTGACGATCCCAAGGTTGCCGAACGCAGAATTCAGTCCGTGAATCGGCCCGTTGCCGATCGACTGCAGGGTGGAAATCCCTGCCGTGCGCTGCACGAGGAACGGCGTCTTCGCGTCCTCAGGCAACTGCTCTGCATAGCAGTTCATCAGGAGCGATCCCGATGCCGGCCGCGAAGCTAGCTGGTAAGACTCGAGCGGTAACGACCTTGAGGTCATCGCACCGTCCCGGTCGTGATGTCAAAGCGTCCAGCACTCGACTCGCCAAGAGGCAGTGAGCGCAAGTTAGGCCGGCCAAACGCCGCCTGCAGCGCCTGACGGTTGAGCATCGTGCGCGAGTCATCAGCCTCTCGCAGCACTAATGGCGGCGCATCGACTCCGTAGTCGTTGGCCAGCAACTCGGCAAGCTGCGCCTTGATACCGCCCAACAACCCAGACGGGAGCGCGATGGGGTCGCCGGCTGCGTCCTTCTGGTTCCAGCCAAGCTCGACGCCCTTCTCCTGCCACTGGAACATCAGGTCATTGAGCCGCGTGGTCGCCGCCTGCCCCTGCTCAGCAGATGGGTTTTGCGTCTCGCCGATGATGCCGATCGAGCGCAGTGAGCCGGTGATGAGTTCGAGAACGATCATTGCACGCTCCCATAAGTGCAGGTGTCGCAGACAGACACGGTCTTCCGGCTAACCAGTCCTTCGCGCCACGAGCGAAGCTCGGACTGGTTGTAGATGTCGTAGAGCGAGTGCTCGTTAACGTTGCCGAACCCGTACTTGCCTTCGCCGTCCATGCAGCAACGCGCGGTCTCGCCAGTCGCCGTGATGGAAAGCTCGAACCAACGCGCGCACGGCGAGTCAGGCACTGCGCCAGCCTGCGGCTCGATCTGGCCCAGCCACGCGTCGCGCTTGAGCGCCAGGGACTCGAACTTCGGCCACCGCTCGAAGCAATAGCGGCGGAAGTCCTCGTTCGGATAGCCGACCGTCGAAAGCACGACAGGGTGAGGAAAGTCCTGCGCGTGCAGATAGTCCAAGCGCTTGGCGGTCAGATCGAACCGCAGGCCCATCACCCGCTCGTATTCCTCAGGGATATGCGAGTTCAACGACACCCACAGGTGCGTCACGTTCTTGAGCTTTGCGATCTCCTCAATCTTCGCGGGAGTGAGCGCAGAACCGTTCGTGAACAGGCGCAGCACGATCCACGGCGCCTCACGGTTGATCCGCTCGCACAACGGCAACGTGCGGGCATCGAGCAGGGGTTCGTTGACCTTGAACGGCGAGAAGAACATCGGCCGGCGCCACGAGATGATCTCCGTCACGATCTTGTCCAACAGCTCGTCGGACATCTTCGTGCCCTTGCGCTCCATCGTCGGATACGGGCAGAACGTGCAGCGCGCGTTGCACAGCGCAAGCGTCTCCACCGACACCTCGTTCGGGTACTCCAGGTGGTGTTGGCGGAAGGCTTCGAGCACTTACTTGACCGCCTTCAAAACAAAGCCCCACTTGTGCTCGTTCTCGGTCGTCGCGCACACCTCGAAGTCGCCCTTGTAGATGTGGCGGTAGTCGGTCATCGGCGTCTTGCCGATGTCGGCGTAGTTCCGGCGATCAAGGAAGATCAGCGAGAGCTTCGACAGCACGCGGCTATGGCCTGGATCACTCCAACTCCACGGGCTATCCCACATCGGGCACGCGCCACAGATGAAGCCGCCCGGCTTCAAGATCCGCCACAGCTCGTCGAACTGGGCGAAGAAGAAGCGCCAGTCGCCCTGCTGCCCCGTGTGCTCGAGCACGTCATAGGCGTGGATCTCGTTAAACGAGTTATCCGGGAACGGATACGGCAGGACGTTCAGGTCGTGGATGACATCAGGCTTGCAGTCCGGGTCAATGTCGAGCTTGGTCAGGTTCTGCCAGTCCTGCGGCACTTCCTTGAACGTGATTTCCTTCTTCGGATTGTTGCCGCTGCCTAACAGCAGCTCGCGGTATTCCGCTTCCTTAAGAACGGCGTTCATGCCGCCACACTCGTGGAGGCTTTCTGCTTGGCCAGGGCTTCTTCAGATGGCAGGCCCATAGCGGATTTCTCGCCGCGGTCTGCACGTTCCTTCTCGCGAAGAAGGTACTCATAGAAGTTCCCCGTGAAGCCGTGGTGCGTGAACGTCAGGTTCGACCACACCGGGATCATCTTTCCGTACTTCGCGACATACTTGTCGCAGAAGCTGTAGTCCTCACCGATCAGGCGCTTGCCGCCCGCTGCGGTATCTTCAAACTTCAAGCCGAACAGCCACGGCACACCGCCCGGCTGATCGTGCATCTCAATGCGGTCGCACTCCTTGACCATCTCTTCCAGGATGTCGCGACGGATGCAGAGGAATCCCGTGGGGACTCGATCACACTGCAGCCAATCGTTCTCGAACCACAGGCCGCCGCCGTTGGGGTTCTCGGCCGCGCGGAACGGATAGTCCTCAGGCTCCTGGCGCCGGCGATAGACGCCAGCGCAGATCGGCAGATCCTCTTTCAGCAAGCCGATAAAGCCGCGCCACTCGAATTTCAAATCGCTATCGATGAAGAACAGGTGCGTGCAGTCCTTCATCTCCTCGTTTTCGAGGAACTTCTTGACGAAAATGTTGCGGGCCAACTCGATGAACCCAACGTTACCGAGCACGCCAGCAGTGATCTGGATGCCGAACATCGGGCAAGTGAATGCGGTCTCTGCAAGAGATTGAGCGAAGTCGCTATCCACCTGACCGTTGTATGCAGGCGTGCATACGTAGGGGTGAATGACTCTCTCTGGCTTTTGCGCCGTCTCTTTGACCTTGTGTTTGAACGTCATGGTGCTCCTGAAGAAAGGGCCAGGTGTGAAGTCCCTGGCCCTGTTTGTTAGACGGTCAGAAGGCTCTGAGTCGTCATGTGCCGAGCGGCGAGTTCCGGCAACAGCGGTGCGAAGCCCCACAGCACGTCGAAGCGGGCGATGACGTCATCGCTCGACCCGTTGTACTGCTGGATGAACCGCATCGAGATGTTGTCGGCCTGCACTCGCGTGCAGCTCGCGCCGTACGAGGACACGTCCTCGAGATCGACGAAGGCTGCGGCGAACGCATCCTTGTGGAAGAACAAGTCCTGCGCGAACGCCGTCGAGGCGGCACCAAAACGCGTGACCGTGAGGCCCGACGTGTTGGCAACACCCGAGAGCGTGCAGTTCTGGAACGCGTTACCGACGCCGTAGATCAACGCGGGCTTGACCGTCACGGTGTAGGTGCTCGCGGCGGTCGTCAGCGTCACGGCCGACTGCACAACGAACTGCTGCAGCTTGCCGGTGTTCTGACGCGATTCCGGATGAACACTGAACACGCCCGAGAGCGTGATGATGTCGCCCGCCGTCACAGTCGTGGCCGAAGTCGCGCCCGTGATGGACAGATCCGTCGTCGAGGCCCACGAGTTCGTCGTGGTGGAGATGCCGAGCGCCGTGTTGAACGTAAGCGGCGAACCCGCGAGCGAGCCCGTGGTGTGCGTCGGCAGCAGCGTGTTCTCGCCTACGTCGAAGCCACCCGTGCGGCCCATCATGCCCTCGCGGAACTGCTCGTTCAGATTGCTCTGCGCAGCGAACAGGCCCTTGGTGGCATCCAGGAACTCGACCATCGAGGCCGGGTTCAGGACGGCGGTGCGATCACCGACCGGCGCCAGGTTGTCCGTAAGCGCCTGGCCAGCCTTCTGGAAGTAGCGATACGTGAGCGCCGTGTTGGTCGTTGCGTTGATGCCGTTCCACACTGAGCGATACGCGGCCTGAAGCGCCGTGAATTCGATCGTGCTGCCGAGCTGCGCCATCGCAGGCTTCAGCACTCGTTTGCTGAAATCATCGAGCGAGAGCGTGCGATCGGCGGTCGAGAACGACACGTCGATGCCGTACTGGGACAGCACGGCGAGCGGGGTCGAGCGTTCGACATGGTCCTGACCCGTGAAGGTCTTGGACGTGCGGACGGTGTACTTGCTCGGCAGGCGCATGTTGATCGAGTTGCCGGCCTTGAGGCCCGACTTCGCGAACTCTTCCCGATAGTCCTTGCGGATGTTCGAGAAGAACGTGCCTTGCTGAGTGAGCACGCGGGCTGCTTCCCGCGTGATCATCGTATTAGTCAGAATGTTGTTTGCAATGGCTGCAAATCTCCTGTGTTAGGAGCTAGCCGTTGCGAAACTTGCGCATCCTGGCTTGCTCCTGAGCATTACGTCTCCGCGTCCACTCGGCGTCCGAGAGGTTGTCGCTGTCGGGCGTGTCCACCTTGAAGTTGGACGGCGCTTCGGTTGCGTCAACCTTGGCCACCGGGGGCGGTGCTTTACTCACAGGAGGTGCGGCCTTCTTTGCATCGAGCTGCGCTTGTATGCGGCCTAGTTCTCTCATCTGAGCCGCCAGCGGAAGTTTCGCGATGACCGCGGCTTTCTGCTGGTTCTCAGCGAGGTAGTAGGCAATCTGCGGACCGTCATCCATCTGCAACAGCTCTTGCGCCAGATCTTGTGAGATCGGCAGCGAACGGTTGTTTCGGACTTTGTCCACGTAGTCGGGCTGCAACTTGATGAAGTCATCCTCGCGCTTCTGCCAGGTGGAGAAAGCCTCCTGGTGTTTACGCTGCGACTCGGTCTGCTTGATCTCGCCCAAGATTTCATCGCGGAGCGTGGCTCCTACGGTCTTGGTCAAATGCGAGTACAGAGCGGCCTGATACTTCGTCTCGTCGTACCCGAACTGTTCAAGGGTTGGCGTGGTGTCAGGCGCGACCTGACGCTGTTTCGCTGTCTCGGAGAGCTGCGCTTCCAGATCCTTGATGCGCTGTTCGCGCGTCTGAATCTCATAGCGGTCTCGATCACGCTCACCCCGAAGCTCGTACAAGTCTCGAGTGAGTTTGTCGAAACGCTCGTTAACCTCGTCCCGTTTCTTTTCAGGACTCCCGCCAGCTTCGCCGGCTACGGTCTTGGCAGCGGTGGTTTCATCACCGGACGGAGCTGACCCGTCAGTCCCAGTAGCGCGCGCTTCGGAATCCACCTCAGCGCTTGCAGTCGGGCTCGCAATTTCAGCTTGTTCAGTAGTCATATAACACAGTCCTCAGTCTTCAAGTAACAACAACGCCGCTACAACGGCCTCCTCTTCCTCCAACATCTGTGCAACTAGTCGATCGAGCTGCGCGAGCGAGTTGTGAGTGCGCTCCTCGTGGGCTTTCATGACTGCCGCGAGCACAGGTCTGGGTAGTTCGGTGCGCTGTCGCATCAGCGAATCAGCGAGCGTCTGGATGCGCGAGAGATCGGCGCGCTCAGCGTCGATGCGTTCCTGCGCGTAGATCGCCTTGGCGACCTTGCGGCTGATCTCGTCCTGGATCGCCTGCTCATCGCTCTCCCGCTCACGCTCGCGGCGCTGACGCGCCAGGCGACGCTGGCGGGCTGCGTCAAGGTCGTTGTAGTAGGCGTAGCTAGGGGAGCCGCCCGAGGCTTGCTGGCCGCCAGTGCCACTCAGCGCGCCCGTAACGGTGAACGTGATGGTCGTTGCGCCAATGAGCGCGTTGCCGCCATCGGCAAGCGTGCCGGACGGCGTGAATGCGATGGTGGACGCGCCAGCAAGCGCACCAGCGCCCGTGAGAGCGCCGCTCTGTGCGAACGTAAGCGTCGTCGAGCCCGACAGCGCACCGCTGCCGGTGAGCGTCGCTGTGGGCGTGAATGTCAGTGTGGCTGCGCCCGTCAGGCCACCAGAGGCTGAGTCCGTCAGCGTTCCGGTCGGTGAAAATGTGACCGTCGTAGAGCCAGCAAGCGCCCCGGCCCCTGCAATTGCGCCAGAGGGAGAGAATCTGAACGTCGCACTGCCGACCAGAGCGCCGGCGCCAGTCAGTGTGCTGGTAGGCGAGAATGTGACTGTGCTCGATCCACTCAGCGCGCCAGAGCCGGTCAACGTGCCAGACTGGCTGAACGTGACAGTCGTGCTGCCGCTCAGCGCTCCTGCACCAGTCAGAGTTCCTGACTGGGAGAATGTAAGCGTGCTCGAGCCTGTCAGCGCTCCACCACCGCCACTTGCTTCCTTGAAGGTCGCAATGTGGACGCCAGCCGTGGTGCCGCCGTTTTCCGTGAAGGATGGAGTTTGTGCGCCGGTTGCCGAGAGCACCTTACTGGCTATCGCGCCGGTCCAGTTCGGTCCGCCCGTGGTGACTTCTGACCGAATCGTGTAGCCCGTCGATTCCGCATGCGTCGCCGGGTTCGTGCCCGAATTGCCAGACATCGCTGCTACCGCAAGCTCCGCAGCCTGCGTGGTAGCTGCGGACGTCACCGTAAAGGGTGACGATGAGTCGAGCACCTGATTGACCGCGTCGAGGATGCCGGTCGTGAGGCCGCCCAGGATCTCGAGCACGTACATCGACAGGTCGGCTGAGAACGGCGTCGTGAACGTCCAGGTATGGCCGCTACCGCCCGTGCCGTTCTGGCAGTAGTACATTCGACTGACGATCGAGCTGTTCGTTACAGCCGTCGTCACTGCGGTGTAGGTATTGCCTTTGTTGTCGGTCGGCGTGTTCGGCGTTGCGTCAGCTTGGCAGAACACCACGAACGTCGAGCCGCTCGCAGCGCTGGTCCGCGTCGCGGTCGTGCACGTGTTACCCGATGCGGTCGCCGGGACTGTGACGCCCGCGCTGATCGCCACGACTAACTAATCGTCGCGACGAGCGTGTTGAGCTGGGTCTTATACGCGGACAGCTCAGGCGCCGTGAGGTTGATATCAGTCACGCGCTGGCTGGCAAACGAGTACACACGAAGCTCACCAGAGGTGTTCGGGAAGTTCGTGACCAGCCACGCAAGCAGCGCATCGATCGCATTGCGCATGGCTACGTACTCTGTTGCGAGGTTGAGCGAGGGGTTGTTGATCTCATTCTGCGCATAGGCCTGCAACCCCGGGGCGGCAGCGAACACCTCCATCTGCGCGCGGATGTCGAGCAGGTAGTTCTGGTGCTCGAGCACGGCACGCCGCGTGAGCGAGCCTTGCGCAGCCAGGAATGCAGACTTGTCCTTCACGCGCCCTGCAGCCGCCTGCAGATTGGCCCACGTGCCAGCGAGGGAGGTTGTGCCTGAGCCGGGGAAGCTCATCAGTCAGCGCTCACCGAGAGCTGGCCGATCGCAAAAGCAGGCGTGACGCCAGAGCTGACGACCAGCGAGCACGTACCGCTGAACAAGAGCACGCCGGCACCAGATGACGCCGTGCCTACGCCGAAGTGCGTGATCGTCGAGCCCGTGACGCCACATGCAGGGAACGTGACAGCGCCAGCATTCGTGACCGTGTTCGTGGATACCGTCCAGCCAGCACCAGAGCGGGCAACAGCTACGCGGGCGTAGTTCGTGTACGCAGACTCACTGGTGTTCTGCGCGCCGGCTTCGCCAGGGTCCGCCGTATGCAGCGAGACATACAGCGAGCCTGCGGTGCCCGATGGCTGCAAGCCGCTTGCGTCGCCAACGAGCGCAAAGGCCGTGTTGGTAAACGTCAGGGCAAGGATAGAATTTTCGTAAGAGTTAGAAGCTGACATGTGTTCCTTCTAGTGTTGTACAATCTGTTTATGGCCAGACCGCTCAACAGAAAACCAATTCCTCCGCATCCAGCCGTTAGCACGACTTACAGATTGCGGTTCATGTACGGGCACAAAACGTTGTGCGCCACGATCAAGTGCCCCGCTTGCAGCAGGGAGCGCTGGATGACGGTTTCCGCGTTGCGTCAGTACATCAAGCGCGGCGAGAGCTTCACTGGGCACTGCACGAGTTGCGTTGCGGCCAAGATGCGCGAAAGGCGTATGAAAACGCTGAAAACCACCGGGACTGGACGGCACATCAACAACCAGGGATACGTTGTTTTGAGTCCGTACGTTGTGCCAGAAGCGCACATGCCGATTTTTCAGGGCATGTACACGACAGGGTGCAAGAAAGTGATGGAGCACCGATACGTGATGGCCATGGCGATTGGCAGGCCGCTTCGCTCTAACGAATGCGTTGACCACATGGATGGCAACAAGCAAAACAACGACGCCAAAAATCTGCGCATTTACCTCAAAGGCAAGCAGCAGCCAGGCAGCTGCCACGGCTACGGCACCTACTACCACGAGTGGCAAATGGCGCTGGCAGAGATTGCCAAGTTGAAGCGCGAGCGTCACTGAAGCGCCTCTTCCGGTATCTCGACGATTTCGGTATGGAGTTCGCCGTTCACACGGCGGGATACTGCGCGCTTACGCTTCGGCTGATTCGCAACGACGACCTGAGGCTGCGCGGTAGCTAGAGCCTGGCCATGCATCTGCGCGAGCTGGGATGCGTACTGCTGGAACAGAGCGGATGCGTCCTGCTGGATCGCGCCCAACGCTTCCTGCAACTGAGCGGTGAGCGTTGCCTTCTCTACCTCGCTGTCTTTGCCAGCGCTTGCCTGAGCGGCCTTTGCCTGCTCTTGCGCAACGAGTGCCTTGAAGTTCGCGACATCGACTGCGAGGTGCGCTTCCTGGATCTTCAGCTGCGCCACTTGCAGCTTCACATCGTTCACAGCCTTGTCGGCCTCGCCCTTCTGCTGCTGCGCCTCTTCGGCTGCCTGCTGGACCATCTGACCCTGCATCTGCACCTGCTGCATCGCCTGTTCGGCTTGCATGAGTGCGGCCTGCGCCTCGGGCGGGATCGGCTTGTCCTTGTTGATCGCAGCTTGAATCGGCGGCGGGAGCGTCAGGCGCAAGCGCTCTGCGATCTGATCACTGAACGGCAGGTCCATCGACTTGAAGATCAGATCACCCGCCGATGCCATCACCTGCGGATTGCCTTGCGCCAAGCCCACGTACGCCTCTGCCGCCTCCATACGCTGCGTAGCGAACGAGGGGCCGGCCGTGATCGTGAGGTCGTACTTACCGCGGTTGAGGTCGTTCACCCCATCGTTGATCTGCACGAACTTCTCAGTGCCGTCCTCGCCCAGAATGCGGATCGAGCGACGCGTGTCGTAGATCTTCGGGATCAGGTTGTTCAGGATCTCGTAGGTGCGACGGACACCTTTCAGCATGTTGTCCTGGAAGTTGAATGTCGCGATCCGACCCTGCGCTGCGCGGTTCGCAATCGCGCGGCCACTCGTCTCGTTCGACTGGTTGCCGATCGACGCATCGAAGATGCCGGAGGATGCTTTCATCTCATCCGTTGACATCTGCGCCGCCTGGATCAGCGCAACCGGCACCTGCGGCTCGCCAGAGCGCTGCGGCGGGCCACCTGACTGCGGGTCTGCGTTGTACAGCCGGTACTTCAAGTTCTTGCGGTCCGCATCAGCCCAGTGCTGTGCCTGGTTCTCGGCCTGTTTGGCCGTGACCCACGTGAACTCCTCGCCAGCCTTGGCAATCGACTCGAACACGCTCGTCATCGCCCAGTTGTGAGCGCGCTGCGGGTCCTTCATGTACCGCGCAACACCGCACCACTGCGGCTTGCCCTCAACCACGACGTAGTCGCCGTAGATGATCACGAACGGGAAGTCGCTACCCGCCCAGTCGTTCGGCCCCTCGAGGATCGACACGTCGGAGATCACGTACTGCACGATCTTCGTGCCCATGAATCTGCGCTCGTTGACGACCGTCACGCCATCAGGGATGGCGTTCTTCTCATCGAGCTTGTCGATGACCGTGCCGTCCGAGAGCTGGCACAGGTGGCGCTCTTGCGGGACCTTCTTCCAGTACTCCGCCACCCAGACGCGCTCGTCCTCGTTCACCTCATCGAGGTCAACGGTCTCATCGCGCGTGAACTCGACCACTTCCTTGTTGCCGTACTTCTGCTCGTAGGCAGCACGCGTGATCTGCGTCGCGATGAACCAATAGTTTGCATCGCGCTTCAACGGGTCCTGGCACGCATAATCCGCATAGACGCACAGTGGGTCGTGGAACGGCGCGAGCACGATGTCCTGATCGAACGAGTCGTCCGACACGTACTTCGTATCCACGCGCCACGCAGCGAAGCCGCCACCGACCTGATGCTCGGCTGCGTAGTCGCGGATGGAATCGAAATCCGACTGACTGCAGATGTTCTTGGCAATGCCCTCGCGGGCCTCGGCGATCGGCTTGTCGCTGTCCTCGGTCGCGCGGAACTTTGCTGTCGGCCGGTTCGCGCGCATCTCGTTGATGACGTTCTTGGCCGTCACGCGCGTGTGGTTGAACTCGTACATCGGCCGGTCTTTGCCGCGCTCAGACTTAGACGTCGCATCCCACTGCTCGCCAGGCACGTGGATGAAGCGCATGTCCTCACGGTAGTGCCGGCGATTCGCATCCTCGAACTGCACGCACTGCTGGTAGCGCGTGCGCGCCTCGAGCAGCAGCGCCTTGGCGTCTTCGGTTTTCTTCTTCGCGGCCATCAGGCTCTACGCCTCATCGCAGCGTAGAAGCCGCCTGGATCGGGTTTACGCTCTGCCCAGATCTGCTCTGCGCTCACGCATGCAAGGCCGAAGGCATCAGCGCTATGGGATGACCAGTCGTGTTCAGGGCCTAAGCCAATGCCGCGTTTCTCGTCCTTCTTCTCGTGATACCAGCCTAGGGCCTCCAGTCCCGCTGAGGTCGTAGCCTCGTTGAACCAGAATGCAGGGAAGTGACGACGCCCAGCCTCGACTCGCGCAGCAGCAGCGCCCTTGCCCTGATTAGGCACGACGGTGACGTCGTAGCCTGCGGCCTTGATCGCCGACGCATACGACACGTCATAAACCTTGTCATTCGTGTCACCGTCATGCGGGAGCCACACCTGCGTGTTCTTCTCGTCGTAGCCGTTGGCGCGCAGCCAGTTCAAGTGAGTAGCTAGCGGCTGCCCTACGGCTTCGTAGTGGTTTAGCGCGCGGATCTCCCTCCCCACAAACTGCAGTACCCAAATGGCAACGGCATCAGCCTTAGCGCCCGTGCCACCAATATCGAAAAACGCTCGGTGTGTGAGGAGTGGGTCTGCTGCGACGTTGCCGATGCGGTGCTCGGCTCGAGCTTTGGTAAGGGCGGATGCGTAGTAGGCGCCGGCTGCGATGGAGACATACGCGCCCTCCCAGATGTGCTCGTACTGATCAGCGTTCGATTCGAGGTCGCGCCGACGCTTGCGCTCTAACAACTCGGGGAACTTCGGGTTATCACGCCAGTTCAGCTCGACAGAGCGCACCAACGGGTCTTTGGAGTTGCGATACCGCGATTCGCACGCAGCGTTCTTCCTGCGTGGGTTCCACGTCACCCACAGCTCTGCGTTCCAGTCTGTGCCTTCTTCACGCAGCGTAGGCTCAAGCGTGTTCCACGCATCCTCAGTAACAGGCTCGGCCTCATCAACCCAGCAGAGCAGGATGCGTCCCTTGGACTTGATGCTTGCGATGGAGCGATCAAGCCCAGCGAATGCGAAGCTTATGCGCCCATCGCGTGAGCGAATGTACTTCTCGCCGACGTCGTAATATTCAGCCAGGAACGGCTCGTCTTCGATCGCGCGCTTGACTTCCTCGAGCGAGCTATCGTCAAGCGAGTTCATGAACTGACGCGCGCAGAGGATGATGCCGCTGATCCCTTGCGCGCCGAACATGTAGCCGCGCACTGCGCACATTTTTGCGAAGCTGCGCGTCTTGCCTGAACCGCGACCACCGTACGATGCGCGAACGTCAGCAGGGCCGATGAATAGCGGCTTGAGCTTGGGCGGGAGCGCGACTTGTACGGCGTCGCCGCTCACAGCGTGAACCACAGCAAGGCTGCGACAACATACGGCACGTACCACTTGGCGCGCTTCATGTGAGGTTGACCAGCTCGATCTTCGCGACCTGGACAGGGCCGCCCTCTTCGTCGCCGTTGTGAATCACGGTCTGCGAGGGCTTGCCGATGCCACGATCAAGCAACGCGTTCGAAGCCGCTATCACGTTCTTCTCGTCGAGCGAGGTTTCCATGATGTCGGCCAGTTTCTTGATGGCCGATTCGCACTTCGACGCAGCCAACGCCTTGATGCGCGCGCTCTCTTTCGAGCGACCGCCTGGATTGCCTGATTGGCCAGGTTGGAACGCCATTGCTCTCAGCGCCCTTTGTGCGAGGCGTTGCGCACTTAGCTCTGCCCCACCAAGTTCTTGATGAACCACGTGTGGGTCGATGAGTACTGCGTATTCGGCAGATCGAACGTGGCCTCGACCGTGATCTGTCTGCGCTCTTCGGGCAGTGAGCTGCAGAGAATTGCGTTCTGTGCGCCCGTGACCTTGATGATGTTCTGCGTGGCTGGCGTAAGCGTCGTCCAGCCCACGATCTCAGCGCATGTGTCGAGGCTATCGATGCGGTAGCGAGCAGCGCCAGGCGGCGTCAGCACCCACGAGTCGGTGTAGTACTGCGCGACGAACGAACAGGCTGAGCGCTCGTTGACACGGCTGCGAGGCAGATCCGAAGTGATTGTGACCTTCAAGCGCTGATGGGCTCCACCATTGAGCGCTGTCTATGTACAACACCTTCAGCCTGTTTTGTCTTTCTCTTCCTCCAACGTTTGTGCAACCAGGCCTAACTTCATCCTCGTGTTGCGCGTATCGCCACCTCTCACGCGACGGATCGAGTCGTAGAGCGTGTGCGCACTGATGCCGATCTCGCGTGCCTTGGCGCGGATGGTTCCGACCTGCTCGTAGCTCTCGTACCACTCAACCAGCTTGATCTCGTCTTCCTGCGACAGGGATTTGGCGTGCTCGCCCTTCCTGTGAACCATGGCGTTCTTGCGTGGCGTCATCCAGTAACCGCGGGAGTTCTTCGTAAACCCCTCGCCTGACATGGCTGCACCCGTCAAACAGCGGCGATCGGTGTAGGCCCCTCGTCTATGCTTGTCGAAGGCGTAAGTGCTGTTAAACAGCTCTCCGCATTCCTCACATCGGCATCGGTCGCCATTTAGCTTGATGTCTGTGCTCACCTCTCCCCCTCCTGCTGCTCGGTGGGCGGGGCGGGTAGGGGCTGCCAGTGGGTGGGTGACCACAGATCGCACGACTCGACATCAGACGGATCGGCGAGATAGCACCAACCGTACAGCGGTACGTGCGCTGTCTTGCCGTACCAAGTGGGCTGCGCAAGGAGCCCTGCCCACCCTTTGAAGCGCGTCCCATCCCTCGGCGCCGTGGCTATCGGCTGCCATTCGCTGCGTGTGTTACCGCCCATGACCGCCCTCCTGGGGGTGGGGGAGCGCGCAGATGGGACCAACCGCCAGAGGTTGGGACCAGCTATTTTCCGGCCCTGATTTGCCTTTGGTCCCATTGGTCCCATTGGTCCTATCTAAGTCGAAAGTTATTAGAGACATTAGAGGCCTCCTACTGCATTTCTATTGAGTCTTTGGAAACGTGTTTTTTGATGGGTCCGAATGGGACCGGCCAATTCGGGCGCCTGAATTCGCGATTTGCGACATGAGTTTGGGACCAACATTTCAGGGCCCCACCGGCTTTACGTACGCCCAATACCGGGATTCGCCGTCTCTGCGCTTGCTTCGACGCCATCCGAGAGCTTGCAAACACTTAGCAACGCGTGTTTGTGAGCCTCGGTCCCATCTACCAGGCGGTATGTCTAGGGCGTGCTGAAGGATGTCGTTGACGCGTAATTCCGGCAGCTGCTCGGGACGCGGCACCCAGAACGTCTCCCCGTGATCTCTCTTCGGGATCTCATTAACGTAACGCTCGATCAGCTCTTCCCATGCATCCCCAAAGCGGCGTCGATCTGCTTGCTCGATCTGATCGACCATTGGTACGTCCCACCAGGACTCGCCACGGTTGAGCCGCACCACAGCCTCAGCGAATAACTGATCGCGATTGGTCTTTAGATAGTCGATGTTCACGGTCTTACAGATGAACGGCCAGAAGCGCCTAGCACCGGTCACGTCGCCGTTCCAATCGCCACTGTTGTCGGTGGCTGCGAACACGGTCTGGCGCTGGCGCGTGATAGCGCGCCGGCCGTAGCTGCGGCGGTATCGGTCTTCGCGGATCGTGATGAATGCCTTGATGTGCTCGAGGTCGCGTCCGCGGAAGCTCGCCATGTCAGGGATCTCGCCCAGCCAGCAGCCCTCCATCACCTGCAGGAACTCAACGTCACCAAAGCCACGCGGCAGGCTCGTGTAGAACTCGCCACCTAGAATCTCAAGCGACGTAGACTTCTTGATGCCCTGCGCGCCCTCTAGCACGACCATCGTGTCCACCTGACAGCCAGGACGGAAGGCACGCGCCACCATTGATGTAAGCCAGCATCGCCCAACCGCTGAGTGGTAGGCGTCCTGTGGCGCGTCATATGCATCCGCAAGGAAGGTAGGTAGGCGCTCCACTCCATCCCACTGGAGGGATGACAAATACTCAGTGAGCGGGTTGCGTCGATGCTTCTTTAGGAAGGCAGTCAATCCAGACTGCAAAGCCGTTTGATTTAGGTTGTGCCACGATAGGGTGCGCTGGAAATGAACCAGTAGGTACGCATCATCATCGTCGCTCCACTCACGGCTGCTGCGTCCCTGCGGGACTTGCCATGTGGTCAGCACGCGCTCGCGGAAGCTGTCGTACCAGATCACATCGGTGGAGAACTCAGGCGAGCGTGACAGCACGCGCTCGACGTTGTCAGCAGTTGCGTATGGCGCGCCCTTGCCAGCGTCTAACCCATACAACTTCCATAGCTCTTGCGCGGACTGAATCTCCTGACTGGCGCCATTCGCTGGCACAGCTCGAGGCCCAGAGTCACCGCGCGCCTTATCAATGGCGCGCTGCACCGCTCGGCCAGGATCAGCCTGTGACGCTGCGTGCGGGTGTCCGATGTGATCGCGTAGGATTTCGTAGTCAGCTTTTCCAGAGCGCACGTCTTTGCCAACGCGCTTAAGAAGGTCCGCTGACCTGTCCTCGCCAACGCCGCCGTTCGGATCTCGCTCGCGGTTTGTATTGCGCGTGGCTTGGTACTGCCGAAGGCTCGTGAGCAGCAGTTCGGGCACAGGGCCGATGTCTTCAACATCTCCAATGCTGTTCAATCCTTCGGCGGGCCACCAGATGATGTAGCCGCCATCGCCACGGGTATCAAAGCCAGTATCTGTCTTGCAGCGGCCTTTTCCCGGATGCCATTTCTTTGCGGTCGTGCCGAGGTCTCCCGGGTGGCGATACAGGAGGTGGAAGCCGCGATTGGTCTTGTGAATGCGCCCAGCTTCGAAGAGGCCCGGGTTCTCGCTGTAGTAGCCCTCGCCTGCCGGGTCAACGTCGATAACGAATATCTTGCTAGCCGCCCCAGTGGGGACGCCGATGAGTGCTCGCGGATAGCGCGTCCACCAATCTTCAATAAGGTCCGTATTGCACGTGGCGTCCTTAAAGCCTTGCGGCACGCACGCGCCTAACGGCGACTTGTCCGCCGTCCACAAGCCCTCTTTAAGTACCGGCGTGTGATCGCACGGAAAAACAGGAATGCCGTATTCCTCAGCGAGCGCCAAGGCCTGCTGTTTGCGAGGCTGCACAGCCGAGGCGGCTGCATTCATGAGCCAATCCGCCACTCTGGTGCGCACCAGTCGCTGTTCCAATTAAGCGGTTCAGAGAACGCGCCGATCTGGCTCCACTCATTTGCGAATTGCGCAGCAATCTCCGGGTTACGAAGAACGACGGCATTCTCAAAACTCATGCCTGCGTTTTTCGTAAAGTTGAATGATCCAGTCCACGCGGCATATGCCTTGAGCGCAGATTCTCCGTTGAATTTTTGGCCAGCCTCGATTCGGCACGCCACAAGGAACTTGTTATGCATCCTCGGAAATGCAGGATGCTTGCTGCGATTGTGATTCCCAACTACGCGCACAGCATCAATCTCAGGATCGCCGCAGTAAGACATTCCGCTTAGAACGCCAGGCGCCATGAACCTGACTAGATGCTTGTTGCTAAGGCGTGCGTATGCAGCGCGCAGCCCTTTCTTAAATCCAGTGTCGCTACCCACATCAGGGCGCAGGAAGTCTTCCTTCTGAACAAAGATTGAACACGACACCGAACTCAACGCATCGAGGATGTCTGGATCAGTCAGCCACGCAACGCAGCCGAGAATGTGTTCGGCGTTCGTAATGAATCGAATCAGCTCGCGCTTGATGTTCTTGAAGTGAACATCGACCAGATCAGATCGATAGCCGTAGTCTTTTTGCGGTTTGTCGCTGAAGCCGCCGTCATCGCTGCAAATGGTCATGTCGTTGAGGTTGATCTTGCTCACTTCTTTTTCTCCTTCGGCTTCCAGGGCTTGCCCGACAGATCCTCTCCGAACACGGCGCCATACCAATTTGCGAAGTGCCCAGTAATGCCGGGCAGCCGGGCACAGAAAGCGCCAGCTATACGCTCGCGCTCAATGCAATCTCGAGCGGCCTCTTTGCAGAATGGGCCATCAAGGGCAAGAACGGACCGCAGGCGCGCCTCGAGAACTTTCGGATCGGCTGTGATCACGCGAGCCCCGCGATGATTTTCTTAAACTGCTGCCACTCATCTTCAGTGAGTTCTTTTTCATCCACGACGTAGGAGTCGTCGACAACAGGATCTCGCCACTCGACAACGTCAAGCGGGACAGAATTCGCGAGTCGCTCTTGGAACTGGTAATAGTTTGGCGCTTTCATTTGAGTATGTTCTCCGCATCAGCCACGTCTCTAACTACTCCGGATTTGCCACCGGCCTCACGAACCTTCTGTATAAATGCGGACTGCTCTGAAGTCAGCATGCCCTCTGGTGTTTTGCATTCGAGGGCAACCAGGACCGCAACACGCTTTCCCAGCATCTCTGGCGTCACCACGACGGACTGCCAGCCGATAAAATCGCTTGAGCCGACACACAAGCCGTACCGCAGCCATCTACCGGGCGCCCACTCGAGCGCCCCAACGTTGTTACGGAAAATGGTTATGTCCGGCCGCAGTCGGGCCCACGCCTTTACTGCGTCGTTAACGTACGACTCTTTTTGCTTCCCGCCCGCGCGCGGCGCGACCTTCGGTTGCTCAAACACTGGCGTAGTCCCATTTACAAGCGCATCCAGCCCGGCGAGATGATTGCGGACTTTTCTTCTTGTCAGTCTTGTTGACGGGAAGCGCCTCACGCATCACCACGTAAAACGCGGGCAATCGCGCTGAGAATCAGGCACACGCCAAGGATCAGTACCATCACGACAGCGACCAGCACAATGCAGATACGACCGATCATGCTTGCGACCTCTGCCAATCGACTAGCTCGGTGCGGCTATCTAGCCCCAGCCTGTTACGCGCACGATTGAGCAGGTTCGATACCGTGCAGCGACTGAGTCCCATCCGCTGCGCGATCTTCGTAACGATCATCTCCTCGCCGGCAAGCTCAGCGAATGCCTTCACACACACGGCCTCGCGCGTGGAGAGCTTCAGCCCGCGCGGCCTACCTACTCGCTTAGGAACCGTCGGCACCACCACTGGCTTCCGCTGCCGTGGGCGCGTGCAGTCGATGCCTTCGATGGCCTTCTTCATCCAAAGCGGCACCGACTCAACGAGCGGCGGGAGTGCTGGAGCTGGCTTGCCTTCGCGTGCGCAAGACACGCAGTGCATGCCGTGGTGGACTTGGCGACCGTGCTCTGCGCAGTCTCGCCAGTTCATTGCGGCCTTACTCATTGGCGCCGCCAACTTCAGCTTTGTGGCGGGCTCTTTTTAGAGCGTTTACATGTGGCGCCCATTTGCGCCACGAGGCTTTACGACACGCAATGCAAAGGCGACGGCCTTCTTTGTTGTATCGCAGGTTCTTGCCAGAAAGCTCGTGGCCGCGTTTGCAATGCGTCTGCAGCATGGTTCCAGGTCTGCAACGCCCCTTAGCCACCATGTCCAAGGTGTTTTCGCGCGGAGTGCCAAGAAACAAGTGGTTTGGGTTGACGCAGCACCTCACATCGCATCGATGGCACACGAAAAGACCAGCCGGTATTTCACCCCTATAGAGAATCCAGCTCGCGCGTGACGCGACCTCATGTCGCCTGCCGCTAGTTCGAAACGGCCCCAAGGTGAATTTGCCGTAGCCTCTGCCAACTGAGCCTTCCCACAACCAGCATCCACTGTTCGGTTCAGGTATGAACTTCGCCTCAAATCTTTCCAGGATGTCGTTCTTCGTTGTCATGCCGCCTCTAAAAAACTCCGGCTCCCAAAGGCAGAGCCGGACAAGGCGCGCTCATAGCGCGCAGGGGGAGTCATCACTCGCAGATCGCTTACGTGGGCGGAGACTCGTCCGACGGAGGCAGGGTTACCCTGCCGTCGGGCATCACCTACAAAAAAGCTATGGGCCCAAAAAAAAGGCCCGCAGGCCGTTGCGCGCTGTCTGTTCGTAGGTGGTCGGATTTTCTCGGAGACCCTGTCAGTACAAGTACTTACGGAACCAATCCCGGTTTGTTCGGTACCGCTCACTTGGACGCCTCCGGGTTTCTCCGAACAAGCCCTGCCCGCTCTAGGTCATCGTAGGTCTCGACGACAAGATCAACTTTGTTAGAGGTATCGGCTTGAATCAGTTGCTCGACATAGACCGCCACCGAAACGCCTGCGCGATTCGCGCACCAAACAAGGCGCTGATGGACTTCATCGTCTACGGCGGCTCGAACGTCTTTTCTTGGAAGGGCCATTGTTCGTGCCTCGTTAGGTCAAACATAAAGGCCGAGAAAACGGCCTTTAAAACGCGAGTAGTTAGGCGGCGTCTGAGTTGCCAGACAGCATCTTCAATTTATCGAGGTGGGCGAGTTCGACCGTTGCCGGGATGCCGCGTTTTCGCCAGTTGTAGATCATCTGCTGGAAATTCGGTTTGCCAGTGAGACCTAACAACTCCGCGAACTTGGCGTTGCCGCCAGCTTTGTCGATCAATCGCGCTGATTCGTCTGCTTTCATGACTCCGGATAGTACACGGCGTGTTTACCGAAAGTCCAACGAATCGTTTACCCGGCCAGTAAACGGGATGTTTAGGATTGATCCAATGAGCGACGACCCGATCACAGTCAGGGCCTTGGCTTTGGCCCGAGACCTCAAGAAGTGGAACCAGAAGGCGTTTGCCGATGCGCTTGGCATCGACAAGCAGCTCATTACCAACTGGAAGAAGCGGCGTTGGCCGCCAGAGCGCTACGCCCAGACGGCAACGTTGCTGGGCGTCTCTGTTGAAGAGCTAATGACCGGCGTCAAGCCGCCCCAGGAAGCCCCTGCTGCGCAATCCACGCATGGATTCTGGCCTACTCGAGAGGGCGCTCAGGTAGGCGCTGAATGGGACAAGATCAAAGACGAGTCCGTAAAGCAGTTCATCCAGAACGTGATTTTTGGCCATGTTGGCGCTCAAGTACGGGGAGAAGCGCCGCCCACTATTACTGCCCCTGCCCGACCCACAGGCCCGCAGGCACCCGTTCGACCGAGTAACCCATCTCGCCGAATGGCTGAGAAAGCGACCAGCACGCGGCCCACGAAGCGCACGCAATGACGCTGGTCTTGATAGCCCTGTATCTAGCTTCGCCGCCCGTGGACTATCCAATAGGCGCAAAGGTGGCCGTTTTCATCGCTTTTGGCGTTGATGCCTCTATTGTTCGCGGCGCTTACGTAGCAATCATGAGTCAGCTAATCCAGATACGTCAGGCGCTGACTCATCCACACGTTCTTCAAGAAGACGACGACGAATAGGGCGGCCAGCTTTAAGTTGAATTGAAACCCGCTTCGGCGGGTTTTTTGTGCCTTAGCGGTAAACACAGTGTTGACCTGCGTAAACAGTGCGTGTACTCTGCCCCCACAGTCACCGAACTGACGGGAGCGAAGCCAAATGGACAACAGACTCTACTGCGCAACATGCGAGATCGCGCACAGCGCGGACGCATGGAGCTGCGACGAATGTTTCGGCCATCTCGAGCCGCTCGACCCGCTCCCCATCCATTTCTCCGTCGCCACCGGCCAGCCGTCGTTCACGCCGTCGCTGACGGAGCCGGTTTACAGCGAAGCGTTTTTACGCGTTCGGCAGGCGGGTTAGTCATGAAGAACAACATGACTCAGCGCATCGCGGTCTTCCGCGACAACAAGTTCGACTTCGAAACCGTGTTCCCTAACTACGGCGATGAGGCCACCTACGCGCCCGATGGTTACGTACGCATCAGCGAGTGGCAGACCATCGAGTTCAAAGCGCTGCCGCCGGCTGACATGGCCGAGGCGCAAATGAAGTCGCTGACCACACTGCGCGACAGGACGGTCGCCGAGTTCCGCGCCAAGCTCGAATACATCGACGGCAAGATCGAGAACCTTCGTGCGCTTGCTGCTCCGGAGGCTGCATGAACACCCTCGACCTCTTCGACCGCGTGTCAGGTGTAGCCATCCTCGCCGGTTATATGGCGACTGCTGCTGGGTGTGTGGTGCTGGTGCGGCTGGGGTGCGGGCTGTGAGTGGCGCACACACGCCGACATGTAGCACCTGCGGTGACACCACGGGCTTCGTGAACCGGCGCGGCACGCTCGACGTATGCGACGACCCGTGGCACGACGAGCACGAGCACGACCTAGAAAGGCTCGTGAAGGTGTACTGCGAGAAGTGCGGTTCATCGGTTGATCGCGACCCGCTGTTCGAGGACGAGCCCTTCGTCTGCCCGATCTGCGTGGAGACGTGCGAGCACAACAAAGACGCAGCGACGTGTGGCGAGTGCCACTCCGCGTTCGGAGTAGGAGCATGACAGAGATAGACATCCTCCGTCACTGGAAGCGTTACGCGCTGTACCAGGCGCGGCGGTACGTGAAGGCGAAGCCGCAGTACGCGCGGGAGTGGGCGGAGGAGGCGAAGAGGTGGTCGCGACTCGTCGTGGCTGAGCGGCGGTATGCGAGGGCTGGGCTGTGAGCGCTGGGTTTGTTGTCGCCTGCCTCCTGCTGATCCTCACCTGCGCGGTTGGGATGGTGGTGCAGTGGAGACGCAGACGCATTGACCGGCTCATGCGTATCGGCATGCGGTCCGCCTACCAGCGCGGCTGGATCGCGCACTCGACGCATAACCTGAATCCGCGAGCGGAGTATCCGGCGCGGTCGGAGCTTTGACCATGCGCTACACCAACTTCGGCAGCTTTCGCGACCGCACCGCCTTCCTCAATGAGATGCGAAGGATGGAAACAGAGGAGACCTTTGATGCTCTTGCGACGCCTACGTCTTTGGTTGTGGTCCGTGGTGCGTGGACGGAGAGCCCAGCCGGAGCCGTTCCAATACAGGCGCGACTACTGGAAGGAAGCGCAAACGAAGAGGTTTTGACGTGAGCGGCGCGATGGACCTAGGGCGCGACGACGACGCCACCTGGTGGTATCAACAGAATTTGGAACGATGGAGGTATGAAGGTGGCGAACTTTGCAGATCCGAGGAATTGTCTCTCGTGCAAGAAGGTCTTCACGCCTATCTACAAGAAGCGGAAGCAGAGGTACTGCTCGCAGAAATGCGTATGGGCTGGAGTGAGAGGGCCGAGTCACAACGCGAGGGTGTCGGTTCTTTCGGCTGCCAAAAGGGGCGACGCGCAGCGCGGGGTTCTCAAGACTGGAACATCCAAATACACGAAGCGGAATGGCCGACACGAACATCGGCTAGTGATTGAGACCCATCTCGGAAGGAAATTGCTGTCTAACGAAATCGTGCACCACATCAACGGAGACTCCAAGGACAACCGCCTGGAGAACCTTCGAGTGATGTCTCAGGCAGATCACATTCGAGAGCATTTACCAGAGATGTTTAAACGAAGAATGGAGAGGAGAAACGCATGACTATGCAATTTACTAAGGCAACCAGAAAGAAGTCCAAATTGAGATTGGCTGTCGGTGGCCCATCGGGCTCCGGCAAGACCACGGCGGCTCTGCGGATCGCGAAGGGTCTGGGCGGGCGCACTGCTCTCATCGACACGGAGCGCGGGTCGGCAAGTCTGTATTCGACGGACTTTGACTTCGACGTTCTTGACCTCGATCCGCCGTACGAGCCGGAGCGCTTTATCGAAGCGATCCAGTGCGCGGAGCGGGCCGGCTACAGCAACTGCATCATCGATAGCGGCACGCACGTTTGGGATGGTGCTGGTGGATTGCTCGAGGCGAACGAGAAGTTAGCCGTGGCGAAGTACAAGGGCAATACGTGGAGCGCTTGGAGCGACACGACGCCCCGCTACCGCGCGTTCATCGACGCGATGCTGCAGTCACGCATGCACGTCATCATGACGATGCGGAGCAAGACCGAGACGCAGCAGGGATCTGACAAGAAGGTCGTTAAGGTCGGGATGAAGCTCGAAATGCGCTCTGGCGTCGAGTACGAGTTTACGTCGGTGTTCGAACTGGAACACGAATCGCACTTGGCGATTCCGTCGAAGGACCGCACGCGGATGTTCCGCCAGCCGTTCGAGATCACCGAGGCGACCGGCACGAAGTTGCTCGCGTGGCTCGACAGCGGAGAGGAAGCGCCGCCATCTGAAGCAGACATCATCGCCAAGCGCCGCGACGACATCAGCGTGCGCTTCGCTCAAGCACTGAACCCGCCTGGCGACTTAGGCGCGACTCAGGAAGAACACGAAGCAGCGATCTCCGCCGCCGTCATGGCCGTGCACAACGAGCTGCGTGAGTTCGGGATCGAGGAGTATGGGGAAGTTTGGCGGCTCATCCCCGCCTCGTCCCGAGCGGCTATCAAGAAATACATCGATGCCAGTAAGAAGCAGGAGGCCGCGTGAACCTCGGCGAAGCAATCACGATTCTCACTGAGTTCGCGAAGGTGGCCGGTAACGAGGCGGAAATGTCCGTCTCGTCATTCAACCTGCAGGCGCGCGTTGAACTGCGCCATGAGAGCGAATACATGGCGACATACCGGCTGCGAGAGGAGCCGAAGCGCAAGACTACCTACCAAGTCATTGCCTCGTATCCGCAGGCCAGCAACTACGACCACATCCCTGAAAAGATTTACGACAAGGAATCAGCATGAACACTGGAACATTCGCCGGCAACATCGGCCGCGACGCAGAGACGAAGACCGTAGGCGACACGACTGTCACCAACTTCTCGCTCGCCGTGAACACTGGCTTCGGTGACAAGAAGTCCACGCTCTGGATCGGTTGTGCCATGTGGGGCGCCAGGGGCCAGAAGCTTGAGCAGTACCTGACGGCTGGAACCAAGGTTGCCGTCAGCGGCGACATCGACGTTCGCGCGTACAGCGCGAAGGATGGTAGCGCGAAGGCGGAGATGACCTGCAACGTGCAGCGCGTAACGCTGCAAGGTGGCGGCGACAAGCGCAGCAGCGCGGGCGTTGCGAGCAACGACCCGCCGCGCACTCGCGTGCCCACTGGCGAGTTCGACGATACGGACTCGAGTCTGCCGTTCTGACATGACCACCGACCCCTCGCCCATGGACGATTTAATCCAGGCATTAAAAGCCGCCCGCAGCGCCGACTGCCGTATGGCGTGGGCGAGGCGTCTCGTAGCTGCCAAAGCCGACCGCGGCGACTACGACGCGATCGTGCAGGGCGAGCTTGGGGCGGATGTGCGGGAATTACTTGCGGTGTCGATTGTTAGGGAGATGGAACATGAGTAAGACAAGAAAGCATGTGAATGAAATAGAGCGCCCGCTTCTCACATTGGACGGCTTCTGCTGGCTGCTTACCAACTGGGGCAGGCCTTGGAGCGTGCACTGGACTCGTAAGCAGGCAATCAAAAACGCGTGCGAAGCAACAGGCGAGTCATGGAGCGAGACGCGCAAATCATTCGAGTTGCGCAAGTGTCGCGTTGAGGTATTGCCATGACCGAAGACGTGAATGGAGGGATCGACGTGGAGGCGATTTGCCGTGAGCTTGGGTTCCTCTCCCACGCTCTACACGAGGACAACTACGCCAGCGCGTCTGGCTGCATCGACCGCGCCATCACCGCGCTGCGGCGGGAGGCTGATGCGAATCGCGCTCTGCTCATTGAGATGGGCGCGTCGCGGCTTTATCACGGCGACGATAGAGACGCCGGCGTGACGCTGGTCCGCATCCCGCTGCCTCTTTATGAGCGTATCCATGCCGCTCTCGGCGAAGGCGTCGAAGGGGGAAAACGATGAGCTTGTGGCAGTGGTTAGGCCTAGCTGTGTTGTTTATCGCGGCTATTAGCAACGATTCAGATGACGGCTGTGAGCCGCCGGACGAGGGGTGTTTATGAGTACGAGCGCTAAAACCGCCTCGGTTGTTGAGTCGGCAGAGGGGCCAAAGTGCTTCACGGTCGAAGTACGTGACGCGCGCGGCAACGAAATGCTTGCTGTGGGGTTCAAGAGCCGACGCAACGCCGTGATCGCCGCCAACGCTATCAATCGCGGGCTGTGGGTCGTCGGCAACGTCAGGGCCAAGGTTCACTTCCCGGTCACTACCAAATAAGGAACACGTCAAATGAACTCCCCCGACAAGCCGCCCGAGGACGTGAAGCGGTACTACGGCTGGACAAGCGACATGAACTCGGCCCCACACCCTACGGTCGATTTCGACGCGTTCGTCCTCGCCTCCGACTACGACGCGCTGTTAGCTCAGCAAAACGCTTCGCTTGCGATGCTCGCGGAGCTGCAAGCCCAGCTAACAATCTCCGACAGCCTACTTAAGGCGGCGCTGAAAGAGCCTGAACCGCCTATTGATGCAGATTACGACGCGCCATCGTCCGAAGCGCCGTACGGCCTGAACAACCCGTATGGGTTCACGCTCGATGACATCGAGCGCATTCTGCTGGAGTTCAAGCGCGGCACCACGCACTTCGACAGCGGCGATGACGCCGTCATTGCGTGGATCATCAGAGAGTGGAGAAGCGCACAGCCAAAGCTCGCGGAGCTGCGTCAGACGCTCAACGTAGCAGCCGGACAACGCGACTATGCCATCAAGTCGAACGCTGTGAACTTTGACCGCGCAGAGGAGCTGCGGAAGGAGCGCGACGCGACGCGGGAGGCGTTGGAGCGCGGTGCCGCATCAGTCGAAGCGATGGGCTGGAAAGGCCTGGCCGACGAAATGCGGCGCGCCGCCCTCACCCCAGCGCCAGCGGATGCAAAGGCGAAGGAAACGAGCATTTGCGCAGTATGCGGAGAGCATGCAAATGAGCATGGCGCGATTAGCCATACGTTTGTCGGTGCAAAGGCGCGAAGCGAAGTGGGAGGAAAAAATCATGGTTAGCGACGAAAAGATCAGCGACGAAATTCTAGAGATGTATGCAATTCGCTACGAGAAATGCCGTGACAGCTTTGAGTATCGCGAAAAGATCATGAACAACGCCATGATCCCGTGGGGGATGACGGCTACGTTGCTGCGGGAACTACAGCGGGCCCGCAGAGACGCTGCTGCGCGAAGCGATGGCGAGGGGGATGTGAAGTGATTACGAAAGACGAACACATGGCCTGCGAAGTACCGCTTGAAGAGCAGCTACTCAGCATCCCGAAAGATGCGCGATTAGTCTGGACGGAGCTTGACGGGCTAAAAGCGACACATTTCGTTCCGATTGGCATCCTTGCGCACAAAGCAGCGACAGCGCTCCTCGCCCTCCGCTCCGCCTCTCCCGCGCAGGCGAATGAGCCGCCAAGATGCGGGAATAGCGGACTGCTCCGCAACGATCACGACGCGTCGCGATACGTGCCGTGCTACGGCTGCGAAGATTGCAGACTCTCCCCGCCATCCTCTCCCGCAGGTCGCGGGGAAGAGGCGCGATGGACGCCTGAGATGATCCAGCAGCGCGATGTCGACGCCGCTGAGATGCTTGCCAAGATGCGGCCAAAGCCAGAGGCGAGCGTGTGCGACTTCATCGAGCCGAAGGATCGCGCAGAGGCGCAGGCAATGGCGAGCGCTGTCGTTGCAGAGGCGAGCGTTACCGGGCCACGGAGCGGGGTGTGCGAGACGTGCGGCGGGTCTGGCCGCATCGATCTGGACACGATGGGTGACGAGTGCCCCACCTGCACCACCCGCGCTGCGGCGAAGGAGCGTGAACAACGCTGTCCCCATGGCGTGAGCCATCTCAATCGGTGCAGTACCTGTGATTAGTCTCCCACCACAGAAGGAGCGGACGTGAGCGACGAACAAACGATGCCGGAGTGGCCGAAAGAGTTCCGTCGCGGCGAGACCGTGAACGAGTGGAAGGCTGCGGCCTACGAACGCGCCCGCGCAGAGGCGGCGATTGCGAGGCTGCACTACGCAGTCCAACAGTTTGAACAAGCCGCACTGACGTTCCAGCAGGCACATTTCCCGATAGCCGCTGGAGCAATGCGCAATGTGATACGTGACATCGGCCCTCTCCCACCACAGCAGGAGCGGGGGTGATGGGCTACTGGAGCGAACGCGCCGTGAATAAGCACATGAACGATATGGGCACCAACCCATACGATCGTTGCATGGCGCGATTTGCTGTGCTCGCCATGGATCAGTTGCGAGGATTGCCGCGTGTGAATGGCGGAACTGAGTGCGGCGTCTACTTCCTTTGGCGTGGCCCGGAGCTTTTGTATGTTGGCCGTTCTCAGAACATTGCCTTCCGCGTAGGGCAGCACAAATATTTTGGCAAGCGGTTCACCCACGCAACGTATGAGCGCGTTTCGTGGCGCTGCGTCTCAAGATACGAGGGCGCGTACATCCGGCACTACGCGCCGCCGCTCAACATCATGGGGCTGCCGTGATCGTCACCTTCGAGCAGCTACGGCAGATCAGCCGGCGCCAGTCGCGCCGTGCTGTACGCTCTTATCTGCTCGAAAACAAGATCACGCACGGCGTCGGGGCTGACGGTAGCCCGTGGACTACCACCGAGGCGATCAATAAGGCACTCTTGGGCCCCGATACGCAACCAGACTTCTCCGCATGCAGCTCCCGCCAGGAGTCACGCAGAAGCACGGACGGTACTACGTCGTCCGCAAGAACAAATGGCTCCCGCTTACTCGGGTCGCAGATGGGGAAGTCACGCTTCTTGAAGCGTACTACGAGCTAACACATGCCGATCCGCACAACATGGCCGGCGTGCTGTTGGCGTTCGTCAAGAGCGGCATGACGAAGCTCAAGCCGCCAACGCAGAAAGACTACCGACGCATCGTCGTCACGCGCCTGATTCCGTTCTGCGGCCACATGCCGCGCAACGCGTTGAAGCCATCGCACGTCGCCCAATACCTTGCACATCGCGAGGATGCTGGTGCTGCGGTCGCTGGGAACCGCGAGCGTGCGTGTCTCTCGAGTGCGTGCAACTACGGCATGCGCAAAGGCTGGCTCGATATGAACCCGTGCCACGGCGTGCGGCGTAACACCGAGCGGCCGTCGAAGGTCTACGTAGCGCACGACGCATTGAGCAGCGCGATCGATCGCGCGAATGAGCATTTGCAGGATCTGCTGGCGGTCGCGTACCTCACTGGCGCGCGGCAGACAGACCTGATGCTGATGACGCCGGCAGCCGTGCAAGGCGACCGACTGCGGTACATCGAGAGCAAGACCGGCAAGCAAGCGGACTACGAGATCACGCCTACCCTGCGCGGCTTCATAAACCGCGCTTTGGAGCGCGGAGGGGCGACGCTATTCACGACCCCTCGTGGGCTCGCCTGGTCGCAGTGGGGCCTTCAGAGCGCCCTGCGGCGCTTGAAGATGGGGTTTCAGTTCCGCCAGCTACGCCCGAAGGCGCAGACCGACGCGCAGGACAGGAACGTTATCGGCCACCGTGGGCAGATGCGCGAGGTGTACACGCGCGGCGAGAAGCGCCGGCCGGTGAAGTGAGCGTCTAAGGACAGCCTTAGACGCTTAGACACTTGGTGAGAAAAAGTGGTGGGCCGTGTAGGGGTTGAACCTACGACCTACTGATTAAGAGTCAGCTGCTCTACCAACTGAGCTAACGGCCCATCGAGGGGGGCGCACTTTATCAGACGAAGTGCCAAAGTCCACGCATATAAATGTGTCCCGAGCTGGCGCATTTCGATCAACTACGATAAAAAGCGCTCAAGCACGCTCGGAGTCAGGCACGGGGGAAGCCGATTTGAGGGTCACCGTAGCCCTTCTTTTGACACCGGGTGTACTCACCGCGGCTCCGCTGACTTTCGATTTTGCGCCACACGGCAACGCCGCCGGCCGTCCGCCGTACGACGCAACCCCCGGTTTCGGGTTCGAGCCAGGCGCGCCGGGCCAATTTTCCGTGCGCGTTCCGGAAGGCAACTACGCCGTGTCGGTGCATTTCGCCACAGGTGCGGATCCGCTCGTCTATGCGGAACAGCGGCGGCTCGTCGGGCGCGCGCGGGAGCGGTTCATCGTCAACGTGCGGACACCGGCGCTGGGCGCCCTGCCCGCGAACGCAACC